AATCGTTGAGTATTGATAGGGTATTAGCATGTATATCTACTACATCATCTGTCCCATAATATGGAACACTCATTTCGTTAAATGAGCCGGTTGACTCGTTGTTCTTTAATTTTTGCTTATCTGCTACTACTAACTGACAAGAATACGATGTGGTTGATGTATCAAAAACCGCATCGGTAATGATGATGTTTCCCATTGGGTATTGTGGGAACTCTCTATTATCTATTTGGAACACATCACCCTGCGATACATAGTTGATTGAAGGGTGATTGCTCATAATTGTTTTGAAATAATCCAAAACATTGTAATAAAGGGTGTAGTTAGTATCTGAATTATTTACAACTGTCATATCTTATAAGTTTATTCCACTAAAATACTGATTTGTCTGGTCTGGATAGATTTGAGTAGCGTTTCCAACTGATTCGTAGAACTCAGGGATTTGATTTGAGTATGCAATTAGGTAATCTTGCATTCTGGTAGCGTACCATTCTGCATTATCCTGTGATTTTTGAACAAGGTAATCAACTTCAGTCTTAGAAACTGCTTGTGATTGTTCTGATTGGTGTTTAACTGCTCCTTCAGACTTGAATTGAACCGCTGAGAATGGTAAATACTCTACACAAGCATACCAAATTAGCGTTGGTTTGATGTGCTCATCCATCAATTCTTTGTAGTATCCGCTAAAAGAGTTTCCAGCCTCTACATTATCCTGCAAATAGTTGTAAAGAACAGTTCCTACTAAGTTTAGGATGTATTTTTCTTGCGCAGTTCGGATGAACGGCAACAATCTATCTGAATCAATACTCCCCTGTAATGGAGAGGTTTTGATTATATCGTTTCGGGTTACAAATAATCCAAATGGAGTAGCCATAGTTATTCAGTTATTAAGTTATCAGTTTCATCCGTAATAGTATTCGGATTTTCCATAGATTCGTTTACATCTTCTTCAACCTGCTCTACAGTTTGACCTGTTTCTTCAGCTGTTGTAGAAAGGATTACCAATGGAGTCAATTGCTCAAAGTATAATTCAGTTTCATCACCCCATCCACCTAATTCAAATGCGTCTTGGAATGCATTTAACAATACTGATTGGAAACCTTGAATTGTCATCGTTTGTAAGATAGAGAATGCTGTTTTCATTTCTTCACTCTGAGAGGAGAAACCATTACTAGCGGTACGGATACCAAACAACAATGGAGAAGTGATACGATGCGCTACAAGAATGCGGTCCTGAGCGTAATCACCAACATATTGGTATTTCTCATGCAAGTTTTCAGTAGTGATTGTATCAATGGTTGGTTTTACACTTGGGTCATCGTTAAAGGAAACCATAAATCTACCAGCGTTTCGGGTGCCTGTAAACTTTTGCTCAATTTGTGCTTCAATAGTTTGTCTTTCTTCAGGCGCTGGAACACCATTATTTAGGTTCACCATTACCAATGGCAAGAATCCATTTTCAATGTTGTTGATGTGTAAGTTAGATAATTCAGCTTCTACGAATGAGAACTGAAGTGCAGATACCCAATCAGGAACTGAGTAGTAGAACTTACCTGGTGTATAGTTTTTGATGTAAAGTAATTCTCTCTTTTCGGTTGATTTACCAAATGCAGGAACTTCTACTTTAATTCTTTGTGCTCTTTGGTCTGACCAATCGTGGCAATAGTAATATGCATCTACAAATGGGTTATCCCAAACCTTCTTTGCTCTCCAATTCTGAACTGGAGTGTGATACATCTTTTTGATTTTGGTATGGTCATCATTCCAAATTACATCTACTGCGCAGTTTCCATACAATTTTAAGTCAAAGGAAATCCTTCTTACATCTTCTTGAGAAACAATCTTTTCCAATGCTAATTGGAAGATTTCGTTGTTTGAGAATAATCCCTTACCATAGATTAAATCTGAAATACCATCAATACAAGCCGCATTGGTTGTAGATGTTGTGTATGCATCGGTTAGGATAGGGAAATAATCATCTATATCCATTATACCAACTGGCACCCATTGGTGTCTTGATTTGGTATCTTCAGTAATTACAGGTATCTCCTGTTGTGATAGATTTACTATGGATAGTTTAGTATCTTTCTTCATAATACAATATATGCGTTATCGGTTACATTTGATTTATAATCATCAGTTATTTGATTTTCGTAAATAGATTTTGTGACTGATGAGGTAGCAAATGTGTTAAATGTGCCATTCCAAATAGTAGAGCCAGAGTCATCGTTTAGAGTTGCTCTATATTCTGCTCCGTAGGTAGCTCCAGCAATAGATGCTGTAAAAGCAAGTAAGGATTCATCACTATTATAGGTGAATGAATTGAAAGATTGTGTGGTATTGGTGAGTAAATACATATCCTGATAGGACATAGTATAAGAGTTAGCCACATTTTGAGCTACTCTAATGGTCACCAAATTGCTTCCTGACAAGTAATACGATTGCATGAGAATGTCTTTATATCTATTTAACAACTTACTTCGTATAAGTAGTGATAAAAAGCAAAAGCCGTTAAATGATTAAAATAAAATATAAAATGATTAAAAAATAATACATAGGGCTTGTTTATATAAAATCTTTTTCGTATATTTGACCTGTTGATTTAATGTTTAACCTTAATACTAATTCTATGAACAACCTCAACACACAATCGGATATTCCAACTATCCAACAGAGCCTTCACTACATTTCAGCCCGTTTGGATGAAGTAACAGGCAACGCTATGGGGATGTCTAACATCCACATCGTTTCAGAGAATGATTACTCTGAAGACATCGCTTCTGAACTTTCTACTTTGAATCAGAGCGTTAAGGAGATGAACTCTACATTGAATAATCTTTCTAACCGAATGGAAGATTTGGAGTTTAATCTTCGTCCACTTTCCTCCATTGCTGAGAACTTGGAGATGATTATGATGGCTTATGTTGAATCAGTTAATCGTAAGTAAGATGCAAGTATTTACCCGAAAACAACTTTTTGCATTAGAGCAAGGAAAAGCTCTTTACAATAAGTTTGAGAACGAAGTTAAAGTGGCAACCTCTGGAGATTACTCAATGTTTATGAAGAAACATTTTTTCTTCTCATCAATGCCAGGTTATACAAAGTCTCATTTGATTAAAAAATATTTGGAAGAAGGTGTTGTTCCATATTACCTAATCACAGGTAAAAAATCTTTAAGAGATTTTGGTTATCAACTATGTTTGATTGCAGCAAATCATCCAGATTCACCGGCTATTGTTAGTGTTGATGATTCTGATTTTATGTTTGCTAACAGCGATTCAATGAATGTTATTAAGAATATGATGAGTGGGTTGAAAAAGTTTGAGTATTCTAACGCTCAAGCTTTATTGGGTGCTCGTAACCTACCCAAACCAATGAAAGATGCAGTTAATAAGTTTAAGATGAAATATGGAGAAGGATTTAGTGTTCCAACTCACAATATTCATTTTATCATCGCTTCCAATGTGAAACTCCCATCAGCAGATGAGGCTGCAATGAGGCAGGATTTGAAGCCAGGTCCAACTTCACAAAAAATGGTAGATATGGCAGCAGTTGCAGACCGTATGAACAACTATCATATTAACTTTGATGCTTGGGAAGAAAACTGGGGATATGTTGCGCATCGTATTTTGGAAGCTCCTTATTTCGGAGAAGGTCAGTTTGAGTTTACATTGGAGCAAAGACAACAAATGGTTAAGTTTGCTTGGGAAAACTTTGATAAACTTAAATCAAAATCTTTCCGATTGTATGAAGGGTTAGCACAAGAAATGATGTTGAATCCTGATGATTATTTGGATGTGTGGAATAGTTCTAAGTTTCTTAATATTTCTCAATACAAATAATGAGCCCTGAAGAGATTAGAAAAATGTTAGAAGAGTATCAGTCCTCTCGTTTGGATAATAGGACTGATGCTCAACTACAACAAAATTCTGAAAGAGCTGCTCTTGGTGGAGTTAAAGCTCAAAAAACTCTTAAAAAAGAAAAAAAAGGTTTTTACGGGCTTACTGATGAAGAAAGAAGTAAGAATGGTAAAATTGGTGGAGATACATCTCATCCAAAAATGATTGAATGGTGTAGAAAAAATAATCACTGGGATAATTTATCTATTCTTCAAAAAGGATATGAAAAATCAAAAGAGCATAAAGAAAAAATAAGTAAAACTTTAATCGGTAGAGAATTATCAGAAGAAACTAAAAGAAAAATGTCTGAAAGCCAAATGGGACATGGATTTTCTGATGAAACTCTTAATAAAATGAAAAAATCTGCTCGTAAAAGAATGAGACCTGTAATGCAGTATGATTTAGATGATAATTTTATTAAAGAATGGGGTGGATTTGCCGAAATAGTAGATGAACTTGGATTGCAAAAATCAGGGATATATGCATGCTGTAATAACAAAATAAATAAATCTCAAGGATTTATTTGGAAATACAAAGAATAAATTTGGCCATTTAAGATTTATTTCGTATATTTGTATAACAAAATAAGAAACACACCTTTTTCGCATGAGCGGAGGGGGTGTGTATTATATAAAAAGAAAACCCACCAAATGGTGGGCTTCCCTGTTGTATGATAGATAAAAAATACGGGTTTCTTTGGGAGAATTATCCGTATACGATAGTCGGTGCATTTGTAAAGCCTGCCGCTCCAAATGGGTCACCAAATGTGCTTCCACTAACGAATGATGCTGGGAATTGTTCTTGTCCGGTGAAGGTCACAGCATAACCGTAAAGGTCTCCGAGTCCTGCTCCTGTTTGAATTGTTCCAGCGGTCAAATCAGCTCCTTCTCTTTCACCTACTAACAAGGTATCACCCTGCATTGTGTGAACAAAGATTTGAGGTCTTGACCAAGCCATCAACTTCAATTGAGTAGTCATCTCATTTGTAAGCTTCTTCAAGTTAAGAACCAATTCTTGTGAGAAGAATGTAGTGCCGTTTTCTCTTGAAGTATTTACGGTCTCTTGATAATTTGAAGTTCCCTTCAATTCGTAGTAGTATGCGTTCATTCCACTGGTTGGAAAGCCATCAACAAGACCATCTCCGTCTTTGCTGAATGAACCAGTTTGGAAGTTTACGAAATACACACCAGCTAAACCACCAACGGACTCTTTACACACTTCTTGTCTACCTGCTGTTAAATCACATGCCATAATAGTTTATTTT